GAGAGTAATATCACCTGTTACTGTTAAAGAGCCCGATATAGTTTCACTACCTGAAACTACTAATGGACCTATTACTTTAAAATTGCTTGAAAATGAAGAAGTTGCTGCGTAAGATGCACTTAGATGTGAACCACTAGTTGAAGTTAATTCTAATATTGTTTGTAAAGATCCGCTGTCTTGTTTAAAATAAATTTTACCGTCGACCGTATTAATGGCTAATTCGCCAAGATCTAGGGATGCGGTAGTTGGAATTCTACCTAAAACGGCACTGCGTTTTAATTTTAATTTATTAATCGACATATGTATGGATCCTTTTTAATGGTATATACCAGGATATAATGACTTATATAAGTCATGTATAAATATACTATTAGTAGGTTTCCACGTCTATGATATCGACATTTATTGAACCGCTTGTATTGAAGGAAGCAGATGCTACATTAGGAGCATCTACAATAAACATTGCACCAGAAACGGCGAATGCTGTTGTATTAGGATTGTCTGTTTTTACTTGTAAAGAACCAGACACTGTAAGCACATTAGTGCTTGTATTATAGCTTATGCTACTATTAATTTGTTTAAATTTAAGTCTTGCCATTGTTATGCGAATTTACCTATTGCTATAATTTCGTCGTCTGTTTCTAATGAATATCCTAAAGAACTTGTGTTAAAAGTAATTGATACTCCACCATTATAACTATTGAATGAAGCTAAAGATGATGGAACGTTTTGACCATTTACATAAAATTCAAAACTAGCTATTGTTGTTGCAGGTAGGTATGCTGTAGGTTGTAATATAGATGCACTAGTAAATATAAAAGTATCAGGTACATTTATAATATCAGCTTGTAGTGATTTTTTAGTGTTTATATAAATTAAATCACTAGCTGATAAGATTTGGGTATTATTAAGGTATGAATTGTCTGCCATTATTGAAATTTACCTATTGCTATTACTTCATCATCAGTTTCTAATGAATATCCTATAGAACCTGTATTAAATTGAACTCGAACGCCATTAAGATCTGTAACAAACGATGCAAATGCTGATGGAACATATTGACCATTAACATAAAATACAAAGTTATTAATTGTAGTTGCTGGTAATGTTGATACAGGATCTGGGTTCAATATAGAAGCACTTGTAAACAATGCTTGGTTAGGTACAGTAATAGTATCTGCTTTTAATGGCTTATTAGCATTTAAGTATGTTAAGTCAGTAAGTGCAGCACCTACAAGTAATATATTAGTTATTTGATTACCATCACCAATATACGATGTTGAACCAGCTGTATTATTTTCAGACATTTGGTTTGTAGACTGAACACCTTGAAGATCAATTGTAGTTTCTAAGCCAAAAATCAATTGAGCAGGAGCATAAAACATGTCAGCATTAGCCATTTCTTTATTGACAGTATCTGGTACTAAATAACCATTTAAAGTCATTGTAAAGTTAGTTTTAGCTACTCTATCATTACCTTGTTCAACAATATTTGTTACAGCAAATGTATCAATTTTAGTTCTAAAATGCCATCTATTAAAATCACCCCAATATGAATCAGAAGCAAATTCAATTGCCTCTATCAATTTATTGTTTTGTTCTATAAAATTTGTAAATAAAATACATTCATATGTTACAGTAACATAATCAGGTACTACAGATACATAATATTGTTTTGATGGTTGTCTATTTGTTAATACACCAAAATTATCATAAAAATTCTTTTGATTATATTTTGTTTCAAACACATTAAATAAATGTGCTTTATTACCATCTATTTTATTACCTAATGTTCTATTTTTATCAATGTTAGTACGTCTATACATGATAAGTGGAGCCATTAGTTTACCACCTGGATCACGATAAAATCCATCATTTTGAACTGATTTCCACTTTTCAGCATCTCCATAAAGTACAGGAACTGCTATTCTACTTCCGTTTTGAATAACATTAGGTCTAATAACATTATCAAAATAATATTGTATGGCTTGATCCATGTCTTCCAAACCAACAGAAATATCTTTTATTTTATTACCTTTAAAAGATAAATCTTTAGCTCTATTTTGAGAAAAAACAGTACCCTCATTACTATCAGGTTTAGCCTGAAGGTAAGATGTAATTTGAGATTGTTCAACCTCAACTATATTACGTGGTAGTGGTTTTAAATCGCGAGCCATTATTTATTTTTATTTTGCAATTCAATCATTTTTTCTAAAGCAAAAATCATTTGACTAACTTTAGTTAAATTAGTATTAATGTCTTTAGCTACTTTAGCTATATCTTCGTTAGTTGAAAATTTAAATGGTTGAAATTCTTTGCGCATTGAAAGTGTTTGTCTGCGAATAGTTTCAAATGCAGGTAAGTATGTTACATCAGTAACGCTAGCACCTGTTTCAGGATCAATAGTAGCTTTACCTAATTTAAAGCCTTTTTTCATTAAGTCTTTTTCAGGAGCTTCACCTGGCTCTTCTCCTGGAGCGTAAATATTTGTTGGCTTTTCTAGCTCTAATAATTTTATTAACTTTATCATATTATAATCTGTCTTGAGTTATACCTAATTTATCACTACGAGTGTAATGAGCATTAACAATAATTGAAATTGAAGAACCAAAATTATCATTGTCTGTTGAGTATGAATAACTTGGATCTTTACCTACAAATAATTGGTTTTCTATTGTACCATCTACTTCATAATAATCATTATTCCACAACATAACATCACCTACTTCTGGTACAATACCATATGTAAATCCTTTTCCATCATCTGATAATTCAGTTGATAGTTTAATGCCTGCTAAATCATCTCTTAAAAATCTAACTACTAAATCTTGTTTAATATCAGGACCAAAGCTATCAGTTTCCCATGTTGGTGGTGTTCTTTCTATTAAACAACTTATTAATACAGGATCATGAAATATTTTTGTGCCATTTGCCTCACCATACATGTTTGATGTAGTTTTAGTCAAGTCAATTTTATAATATCCCACTTGTTGCTCAATAATGTTATTGATCAACTCGCGGTTGATATGTCTAATTAAACTTGCATCACGTGCTGTGCCAAATAAACTCATATTAGTATTCTCCTACTTTTTCAATTGTGTTAAAACGCGGAATAAACTGTAATAAACCCGGTATTCTAGTTGTCACTAAAGCATCCGTTCTAATGGAATTAATAGCAGCTTTAGGCTCTAATGAAGCAAGATATTTCATTTTAAGTAATGCGAATTGATGCTTATCATCACCTTTTGTTTTTAAGAAATCGTTTTGCTCAACAGTTACTACAACTATATCTTTTAACCCTCTAATTTCATTATAAATGTACACCTGATTTTCATCGGTTGATGTTTTAATCAATACTTCGATCTTGAATAATACAAGAGCTTCTAATAATATGTTTGATATTTTAATCATTAAAAGAAATATATTGGTAAAGGTACATTAGCTAATTGTTTTTGTGCAAAATCAACTTCAGTAGCCTGTTGTTCTAATTGTGTTTTACGAGATGTTTGATCTAACATAGCACGTAATTGTTCTAACAATGCTATTTTTTCTGCTCTAGCATCAGTCAATAATTCAGCTTGATTTAATGTTACTTCTGCTCCAGGAATAGGTACAGTACTGTATTTTCCTCTTACATATGCTAACATTTCTTTAACTAAACATAAAGTGTATTGACGAATCCATTGTTTACCAATTGAATTGATTTGTACATAAACTGGATTACTATAAGGTACATTAGATACATTAGTAATCAAATTTGTTCTACTATCAACTACTGGATTATTTCTTTCATCTTTTAATATATAATGGAAGAACATTTTATCATTAAAACCAGTAGTAATATTAGTTGGAATAGGAAATATTCTAACATTATTATTATGAATATCAAATGAAAAAGCTGCTTTTCTTATTTGATCATTAAATTCAATTGCTTGAATTTTCATTACATCAAAAAATATAGGCATTAATAAAAAGTTAATACCAGGAGACATCTGGCCAAACCCAAAGGTTTCAAGTAATGATTGAATACCAGTACCTGTACCAGCATATGGATCAAAATAACGAGTAATTGCTGGAGGCGCTTCGTAAAATATTTGTTTAATTTCAATACCTTTAGTTATATCAATTCCTGAACTAGACAATGATGTTTCTATATCATAATCTTGAACTCCCTCAGTTAATGTAAATGAACCAGTATACCAAGTGGTTTCACCACCAGCACCTGCTTCAGAAGCATACGTTTCAGAAATACGAATAATATTTCCTAAGTTAGGAGTTACTAGTTTATTATTTAATGAAGACCCAGTTGATGTGCCTTCTAAATTAAGATAGTTTTCACGGACTTTCCATTGGTAAACTTCATTACCATATGTTGTAACTGCTTCTTCAAAAGCAGTATAAAATGATCCTGATTGTAATTCGACTTCAACCAAAGGATATCCTAAGCGCTGCGCACACCATTTTGCTGTTTGATCAGCAGATGCTGTAAATGAATTATCAGTATCATAAAAACCAAATGGTGTAGAGCCCGTAGTAAATGTTGATGTTCCGTTCCAGATTGCTATATTTGACATTACTTAAGTAGTATTTAACACGTATAAATATTACTATTTCCCGTATTCGTAGTCAAGTATTTTACCTACTAAATCTGATCTATGGTTAGTGGCTAACTTGATCCACTTAATTTCTTCAATTTTTTTAGACAATTCGATAACATAAGTTAAACCATTCATTTCGCCTGTTGGGTTCTTTATGTCGATTTGTTCATTATCACCATTAATAACGATTTTACCGTTTTTACCCAAGCGTGTTAATATGGCTAGCATTTCACCTTTAGTTAGGTTTTGTGCTTCTTCAACGATTAATATATCATCAACTGTTTTACCACGGATAAACTGAACAGGTAATGCTTTAATTTTTTCGTCTTGTACTAGTTTTGCAACCTCATTTTTATCTGAACAGCATTTAGCTAGATTTTCTAATAATGCTTCCATGTATGGATCAAATTTTTCACTTAAAGCGCCAGGCAAAAATCCTAAACTTTTACCAACCTCAATGGCGGCTCGTGTATTGTAAATACACTCAACTTGTTTTTTCTTTAGGAAATCTAATGCGGATTGAGCACATACTAATGATTTACCACTACCTGCTCTACCTGTAATTACTACGATTTGATTTTCAATTATTAACCTCTTTGCTTCCTTCTGTTCTTCATTTAACTGCAACGCATTAATAGACTTGATTTCACTTTTTCTCTCACGATTAGGTTCTCTCATGTAACGTATTTTGTTTCATATAAATATATAAAAAAACCCTACATTTCTGTAGGGTCTTTCAGTTTATTTTTTAAACTTAGAAACTAAATTTTTGATGTGTGGGCCTACCACTACACCAACTACTACACCTAGCAAAAAATGCCAATGTAATAAAAATGCGAAATTTTCCATGTTTTAATGGGTTTTGAGTGAAAAAATACAAAACGCGCATTAGTTGGTACCGCATATACATATGCAAAAAGATGCCCAACCTTACGGGGTTGGGCACCAATTTTAGCCTTACGGGGCTAATTATTCGAAATTTATGTTAGATAGTATTCAAACCAGCAACATAGATCTTACCATAGTAATCAGGACGGATCATTTTCTTCGCGTAACGAGTCATAAGACCTTTACGTGGAGTAAATGTAGCCGGATCGTATAATAATGGAGTCATGATCAATGGAACATATGGAGCAAATACAGCACCACACTCTAAGAATTGAGCACCTTTATAACCCATTAAGATAATATTCTCAGTCATGTAAGGGTTTTTGTAAACCTTATAACGAGAATTTAATGAACCGATCTTTTGGATACCGAAATTGTATTCCATTTTCTCACCATCACCATCTGCTGCGAATCCTGGGATAGATTCTAAGATAGTAGAAACTGTAGGAGAAGTTACTAAGAAATTAGCACCGCCTCTTAAAGTTAATTGATGGATTTTGTTAGAAACTTTTTGTAACTTAGTACCTAAAGTTTGGAACCAACCACCTTGAGTATTGTAAAATCCTAAAGCGTTAGAAACAACACCTGAAGAATCTACTGCTTGGTTATTAACTGCTGACCAATAATCAGTTGTGAAAGCGTTTTGGATTAACATATCCAAAATCTCTAAATCAATCTCCATAGAGATGTATTGAGATAAGATACCAGTTAATTCAGCTTCAGCATCAACACTATGATAAGCGTTTAAATCTTGAGCGAATTCTGGGGTCCATTGTGCTTTCAATTTACGAGTCTTAGCAACAATTGATTCAGATTTCAATTGAACATTGATTTCTGGAATAGCGATTGTTGTAGGAGCATTGGTTTTAGTAGCACCATCTTCAAAATCACCACGAGATGTAGCTGTAGGAGCAACATCATAAAACAATGTTACACCACCTATCATTAATGGACCAGTACCAACTGCTGCAACTTTAGAACTAGTAACAAAGAATGAAGCTGTAGTTCCAGCTGCATTTATAGTTGTGTATTGTTGTAAAATATCAGATGCACCAATAGAACCTGAAGTAAATACAAAGGCACGAACACCTTGAGTATCAACGTTTGAAGGTAAAGCTACATTTACTTTTTTATAAGTACTAAATGAAGATGAATAATCAGCATCTAAATTAAAATCAGCCCAACTAGTAGAACCAGTTGTAGCTACTACAGAAGCAGTTGAGTATTGATTGATTGAATAACCAAATTTACCAGCACCATATAATGAAGCTGAAGCAATATCAGTTACGTTTGTAGATGCGTTAGCACCATATAAAGAACCACCGTTAGCGAAAGGCTTAATATCAGTACCATATTTGAAATCAAGATAGAATACAAGACCTGAAGGTAAGTTCATTGGTTGTACGCTAACGAATTCTTTAGCAGCGATATCACCGAATACACGGCGAACTAATGGTAAGGCAACTCCAGTCCAGCTTTCACCAGAATAAGCACCAGAACCACCAGCGGCAGTACCAGTTTGAGAAGCTTCTGTAACTAATTGTTTAGCTTGGTTTTCAAGCAAAGTGGACATGATATTCTTATCATTCTCACTTTTAATGCCTTCTAAAAGACCTGATTTGGCCCATTTAGTAGACAATTTCTTTGAATCTTCCATTACATTCTTGTATTGGTTTGAAGACTCTAATAATTGTTGTACGTTCATTTTAAACGAGTTTTGTTTTTAAATTTTATTTAATGATGTTTG